ATTTTCCATACAGCCCTTCCAGACGGATGCCGTGGAGAGCGTGGCGGACGTGTTCGCGGGACAGCCGTACAACGACCGGTTCACCTACCGCAGGGACGTGGAGGTCCACCGCGACCTCACGAACTGGTCGAAGTCCGACGAGGAGCTGACCATGGGCTTCGCCAACGCCAGGGTGCAGATAGGCGAAGCGCAGATCCTCGCGAACGTCCGGCGGATTCAGATGAGGAACAACATTCACGTGTCCGACGCTCTGACACAGACCAATCTTGGCGCGTGCTCGCTTGACGTGGAGATGGAGACGGGCACGGGCAAGACCTACGTCTACATCAAGACGATGTTCGAGCTGAACAAGCGCTACGGCTGGAGCAAGTTCATCGTCGTGGTGCCGTCCATCGCTATCCGCGAGGGTGTGCGCAAGAGCTTTGACACCATGTCGGACCATTTCATGGAGCAGTACGGCAAGAAGGCGCGCGTCTTCATCTACGACTCCAAGCGCCTCTCCGACATCGATTCCTTCAGCCAGAGTGCCGACGTTCAGGTCATGATCATCAACACGCAGGCGTTCAACACGTCCTTCAACAAGGACAAGAACGTGGAGGGGCGTAAGGGCAACGACGCGGCGAGGATCATCTTCTCCCGGCGCGACTCGTTCGGAAGCCGCCGCCCAATAGACGTGATCGCTGCCAACCGTCCCATCGTGATCATGGACGAGCCGCAGAAGATGGGCGGCAAGGCGACCCAGAAGGCGCTTGAGGCGTTCAACCCGCTGTTCTGCCTGAACTATTCGGCCACGCACAAGGAGCATCACGACCTCGTGTACGTGCTGGACGCGCTGGACGCCTACAACAAGCGACTGGTCAAGCGAATCGAGGTCAAGGGCTTTGACATCAAGAACCTGCGCGGCACGGACAGCTACCTGTATCTGGAGAGAATCGTGATCTCGCCGAGAAAGCCGCCGATGGCACGGCTGGAGTTCGAGATCGCCTACCAGAAGTCCATCAACCGGGAGACCCGGCAGGTAGGCGTGGACGACGACCTGTACGCGCTGTCAAAGGGCATGGAGCAGTATCGCGGCTACCACGTCAGCGCGATCGACCCGATCCGGGGCGAGGTGAGCTTCACCAACGGCGTGACGATTCACGCGGGCGAGGTCACCGGCGACGTGTCGGAGGCGGACATGCGACGCGTTGAGATCCGTGAGACAATCCGCTCGCACTTCGAGAAGGAGAAGGCGCTCTTCGACCGGGGCGTCAAGTGCCTGTCCCTGTTCTTCATCGACGAGGTGGCGAAGTACCGCAAGTACGACGAGGACGGCAACGAGACGAACTCCGAGTACGGCGACATCTTTGAGCAGGAGTACACGGACATCCTGAACGAGTACCTGACGCTGTTCGACACGCCCTACGAGCGCTACCTCAGGTCCATTGACGTGCACAGCACGCATGCGGGCTACTTCAGCATCGACAAGAAGGGCCGCAAGGTCGACAGCAAGCTCAAGCGCGGCAGCGACGAGAGCGACGACACGTCCGCCTACGACCTGATATTGAAGGACAAGGAGCGGCTGCTCTCCTTCGACAATCCCGTGCGCTTCATCTTCTCGCACTCGGCCCTGAGGGAAGGATGGGACAACCCGAACGTCTTCCAGATCTGCACGCTCAAGCACGGCGGCAACTCGCCGACGCAGAAGCGGCAGGAGGTCGGACGGGGACTCAGGCTCTGCGTGAACCAGAATGGCGACCGGATGGATACGGCCATGCTGGGAGACGCGGTGCAGCAGGTCAACCAACTGACCGTCATCGCAAGCGACGGCTACAAGGACTTCGTTGCCGACCTTCAGCGCGGCATACGCGAGGACCTCTATGACCGCCCGACCAAGGCGACCGAGGATTACTTCGCTGGAAAGACCATCGTTCTGGACGGTGCCGAGAAAACGGTCAGCGACAGGCAGGCGCACGACATCTACCGCTACCTCATCAAGAACGACTACATCGACGACGATGACCACGTCTCGGACCAGTACCGGACGGACCTTGCGAACAACGCACTCGCCCCGCTTCCCGATAGCTGCAGGGAGATTGCGGACGGCGTGCACGCGCTGATCCAAAGCGTGTTCGATGAGCACGCGCTCGACGGCATGGTAAGCGACGGCCACGAGACCAAGGTCCGTGAGAACGCGCTCAACGACAACTTCTACAAGAAGGAGTTCCAGACCCTCTGGGGTTACATCAACCACAAGTACGCGTACACCGTCTCGTTCGACGGCGAGGAGCTCATCGCCAAGGCAATCCGGCACATCGACGAGAAGATGTTCGTCGCCAAGCTGCAATACACCGTGACCCAAGGCGAGCAGGGACAGGACTGGAGCACCGAGAAGGTCAAAGCCGGGATCGGCTTCGTGGCGGAAACCAGCGTGACCTACAACCTCGACCGAGCGGAGGGCAGCTCCGTTCGCTACGATCTGGTCGGCAAGGTGGCCCAAGGAGCCAAGCTCACGCGCCGGACAACCGCCCGAATCCTCAAGGGCATCAAGCCCCAGACCTTCGCCATGTACCAGAACAACCCGGAGGAGTTCATCGCCAAAGCCATCCGTCTGATCGACGAGGAAAAGGCCACGATGATCGTGGAGCAGATCCAGTACAACCAGACGGAAGGCACCTATGACAGCGCCATCTTCACGGCCGAGAAGAACACGGACTTCGCCCGCGCAATCGAGGCCAAGAAGAACGTGCAAGACTACGTGTTCCCGGACTCGGATGGCGAGAAGGCCTTTGCCGGAGAGCTGGAACTGGACGAGAAGGTCGTGGTCTACGCCAAGCTGCCGCGCGGCTTCCAGATACCGACGCCCGTCGGCAACTATGCGCCTGACTGGGCAATCGCCTTCAGCAAGGGAAGCGTGAAGCACATCTTCTTCATCGCGGAGACCAAGGGCACGATGGAAAGCCTGAACCTGAAGCCCATCGAGCAGGCAAAAATCAGCTGCGCAAAGCAACTGTTCAAGACCCTATCCAACAAGGACGTCGTCTACCACGACGTCGACACGTATCAGCACCTGCTCGACGTGATGGAGGCCATATAAGACAGTCGGCTGAACAGCGTATTAAACCTTTTAGCGGTAGCAGACAGGAGGTGTCACTTTTGACTCGAACAGCAGGAGGACTTTCAAAATGGCTGTAAAAATCCTATTTGTGTGCCATGGCAATATTTATAATATTTCTGGGAACCCGCATGGAATGGGCTTGTATGGAAATTCGATAGAGAAATTACTACTGTTTTACTACTCGACCACAATATATAGTGGTTAAAATGAAGAATTTGCTACTATATATAGTATGAGTGATTTATATGTTTTTGATCGACGGAGGAGAAAGTGAAAAAACATATGAATTTATAATTTGACAGGTGATGAAATGAACGTATTATTTCTTCATCGGTTTTTTTGATGCTGGATTAAGATACTAAAAGGCACCAATTATAAAATTTAAACTTGGCACAAATCAAGTTCAAATACTAAAAATCGCTAATTTCAGTATTTAAGAATACGGAACATACTGGAAATAGCAGGAAAGTGGGGAGAGACAAGATGGGGCAAGAGAATGAAATGTGGTTGTCGACTGAACAAATTGCTAAATATTTGGGGGTAAGTACTATAACTATAAGAAAGTGGATTAGGGAAAAAAGAAGAATTCCGTTTGTGCGGATAGGGCGGCAGTACAGATTTAAAATCTCAGCAGTCGACGAATGGATAGACTCAGGCAAAAGTAGTATCTATTAATGGTGTTTGAAAAATAAACAAACAAAGGAACGGAGCTATTTGCAAGGTCATCGTACCCGGCAGATAGCCCCATTTTTATAGGGATAAGAATACATTGAGAAAAGTCAAGTGGAATTAGACCGAAAAATATCTCTACGAAAATAATGCATTGTGATATAATAAAAAACATAAAGCAAACAAGTGTTCGTCTAAACGTAAACATAGATTGTGTTTGTAAAGCCTAGAAATATATTTCAAAAAGAAAACAAAAATATATTAAAAATATACAAGAAATTCAATGTCGAAATAAACATTGACGTATAGGACAAAAATAATATATAATCTTCCTGATGCTAAAAGGAGGTAAGACTATGAATGTGAACTTCAATCCCAGAACTCTTTTTGAAAATATAGAATTCCTGCTAAAGACTCAGGGGCGTAAAATTGGAGAGGTGGAAAATGCCGTCGGCGTAAGTGCTGGTTATATTTCAAGAAACAGCAAAGAAAATTCCAGTAAACCAGGAATTGAATTTATCATAAATATCGCTAGGGAGCTGAATGTGAGCCTTGACACTCTTCTTACGGTTAACCTTGTGGAATGTACTCCCACAGAACAATATTTAATATCTTTTATTGATAAATTAAAGAATGATACTGAACGTGATGAATTAGCATGGAATAAAGAAGTTGCTCAGGATCTAAATTCTGTTCCTGTTGATGAAAATGGGATTCCCAATCATCCTTTATTCGTCCCTAAGGAAAAACCCGTTGATGACGGTACTTATTTCGATGTGCCTTATGAGTCTTATTTCCCGTCTCATTCGTATGGGAAAGATACCCTCATTAGCGGGGATTGCTTTGACTTGAGTCTAAAAAATTATTCCAAGCTATATCTTATGGCGGTTACTAAGGTCTTAACACAGAAAACAGACGCGGAAATTCCAAGCGATAAGGAAGAACAAAGGGATACTGGCAAAAATAAGATTTTTGATCCTTTAGCCATTGAACTCTGGATGGATCTTTCTCAAGGACCTGCACAGTACTTATGCAGTACCCGTGGAAACCCTAGCTTGCGCGATAAGATTCTAATTCTTTATAGTACGGTTTCCGAAAATTCAAATCATCCTCATGTGAAGAAAGACGTCCGGTATATCATTGATTCCTTTATGAAGAATGACATTGAAAATGATTCATTGGATGCCCCCCCATTCTAAGAAAGTGCGAGCAGTCCTGAGGTTGATAGATGAATTCAGCTTAATTATCTTATGTGAATGGTAAATCATTTTTTCAAAGGAGGAATGTACAGGATGAGCACTTTTAGGAAGCATATTCGAGATCTTCATGACGGCACAAGTGATGGAGCACGAGTTTTCGATGCTGTCATCGAGGATGGTGTGGTGTATTTGGAAATCAAAATCGGCAGAGGTGAGTATAAGCGCATCTTGTGGACGGATGTTACGTATCAAGTGGATGCAGCTGTAGAAACAGCAGGGTAAAGCTTAAATAAAAAATAAAGTAAAACATATAGAAGTCACCAAACAGTCTGATATAAAGTGCGGAACTGTAAAAAGGGGCTATCTATAACAACCGAAAGGTGTTATAGGTAGCCCCTTTTTTTTTGAGTATTTTTCTTTTAAAAATTTACCAACATAAATTTAAATCTGGCCTAAAGTTCACTTCCGGACGCGGAAGTGCCCAGAGCTGAAGGCCGGAATAGTTAATTACCGTCAGCCTACTGGGATGGTTGACCATGGAAGCGGAGATGCATCTTATGGTCAATTGTGACAGGCTGCCTGTGTGGATCTTCGCTTCGCAGTTAGCGAAGGAGAAGATCGCACATGGCCAATCTACAGAAAAGCAAAGACAAAAAGTATTATATTCCTCTCGAAATTACGGAGGGAACCATTATTACAAAGGAGTTTGAAAATGCACCAAGGGTGTGGTCGAAAATCGGAAACAAAATGGTCAGGTCGATCCTTGTGCCGGCAACAGAAGAACAGTATAAGGCCTATATGCGTCCTGAATGGCGAGAGGATAAAAGGCAGCAAAGACTTGCTGAGAGCCGTCGCAAACGTGAAGAATCCCTTCAAAACGGAACTTTGGATAAATCGATTAAGTCCTGGGACACTGCTGTTTCATATGAGCAGCTGAGTGAGATGGATTTTATGTTTGAAGAGACCCAGACGCAGCTCACCTTAGAGGAGCTGGTTGAGAAGAAAGAACTACTTGAAACCTTGAAAGGGGAACTTGCAAAGCTAGAAGAAATCGATCGAATCATCCTCCTGCTCTTTTCCAAGGGAGATAGTGAAGCTGCGATTGGTGCAAAGGTTGGTTTGTCTCAAAAGGGTGTCAATAAAAGAAAGCAGCGCCTCTTTCAAAAGCTCCGGGAACAGCTCAAGGACTTTCGCTGAGACATCCAGCTGCAAATTTTTTAGAACTGGGGGTACTTAATCATCATGGCCTTGTCCTGATACCTTTGAAGGGCAGAAGAAATAAACCCTGGAAAGGCGGGTGAGGAAGATGGAGATAGTATCGCTGAAATCTTATCAAGAGGAAACCCTTGATAAGGAGCTGGTGGCCATTCTGATGGAAATCAGCCGGACAGCTGCGAGTGTGGCAAGAAATGTCGTGAGGTTACGAATTCAGAGTAAATCAAAGGGAGGCAATCAAAATGAACGATGTGTTGCTGAAAGATGCCATTGTGGAAATAAGGACATGCGGAGAATTTTTAGTTAAATACGCCGCAACTCTTGAGGAAGAACTCAAAAAAGCGAATCATCCGGAACCGGTGGCTGAAACAGTAAAAGTCGAGGAACCAGCTCTTACCCTTGAGATGGTACGAAAGGTTGCCGCCGATAAATCTCGCTCTGGTTTTACGAAAGAGGTGCGGAGCCTTATTCAAAAGTATGGTGCCAACAAACTGTCTGACGTAAACGCTGAATCCTACGTTCCCTTTATGAAGGAACTGGAGGAATTTGGAAATGGCAAGTAAACACGCAATTTTATCAGCCTCTTCGAGCCACCGGTGGATTGCCTGTCCGCCATCAGCTTTGGAATGCGCCAAGCTGCCTGATGCATCAAGCAAGTTTGCAAAGCAGGGCACGGATGCTCATAGACTTTCTGAGTATAAGCTGAAAAAGTCGTTAGGGGAGAAGGTTCACAACCCTCAAAAACGGTTAGCCTACTTTGATGAGGAAATGGACGAATCCAGTAATGACTATGCTCAGTTTGTGATGGAAAAACTCGCTGCGGCAAAAGAACGGTGCAAGGATCCTATGGTCATGGTGGAGCAGCATCTGGATTTTTCCAGATGGGTTCCAGAGGGGTTCGGTACCGGAGATTGCCTGATAGTCGCGGATGATACCCTAGTCATCATTGACTATAAATACGGGCTTGGTGTTCTTGTAGAGGCTGAAAAGAATCCGCAGATGATGTGTTATGCTCTTGGCGCCCTGGAACTTTTCGACGGTATTTACGATATTAAGAACGTCGAGATGACCATTTTCCAGCCGCGGAGAGACAATGTCAGCACTTACGTGATTTCCAAGAATGACCTTCTTTCCTGGGCTGAAGAAGTGCTTCGACCTGCAGCAGAACTTGCTGCCAAAGGAGAAGGCGAATACCGAGCCGGTGATCACTGCAGGTTCTGCAAAATCAAGGCAACCTGCAGAAAACGGGCTGAATATAATCTTGAAATGGCAAAGTATGATTTTGCTATGCCTTCAAAGCTCGAAGATGGGGAAGTTGAAGTCATCCTGGAAAAGGTTGATGAAATGGTGGCATGGGCAAACGATGTCAAAGAGTATGCTCTGCAGCAGGCCCTCTCGGGAAAACAATGGGATGGCTGGAAAGTGGTAGAAGGACGAGCCAATCGCCGGTACATCAACGAAGAGGCTGTTGCCGCGAAGGTCGAAGCCGCTGGCTTCAATCCATACGAAAAGAAACTCCTGGGAATCACGGCGATGACCAAACAACTTGGCAAGAACCGTTTCGAGGAATTGCTGAATGAACTGATTGAAAAACCACAAGGAAAGCCGGTTCTTGTACCGGAATCCGATAAACGGCCTGCAATGCATACAGCGGCAGACGATTTCAAAAGTGAGATTTGAGGAGGAAATTATTATGTCTAAAGGTTATGTAAATCCCTGTAAAGTCATCACTGGTACCAGCACTCGTTGGTCTTATGCCAACATATGGGAACCCAAAAGCATCAATGGCAGCACGCCCAAATATTCCGTCAGCCTTATCATTCCAAAGTCTGACGTACAGACCGTCAAGAAAATCCAAGCAGCGATTAAGGCCGCCTACGAGGAAGGGCAGGGAAAGCTGAAAGGAAACAGCCGTTCCGTTCCGTCCCTTGACGCAATCAAAACTCCGCTTCGTGATGGCGATCTGGAACGCCCCGGTGATGATGCATATAAAGACTGCTTCTTCATCAACGCCAATTCCACCACAAAGCCCGGTATTGTCGATGCGGACTGCCAGCAAATCATGGAACGCTCCGAAGTCTACAGCGGGGTATATGGCCGGGCTTCCATCAACTTCTACGCCTTCAACTCGAACGGAAATAAGGGCATTGCCTGCGGCCTCAACAATCTGCAGAAAATCCGTGATGGCGAACCTCTCGGCGGGAGAATGCGCGCTGAGGATGAATTTTCCACCGTGGAAGAGGATGACTTTCTGGCTTAAGGAGGAACAAGGATGCTTGGAGAATTTTTTGTGGCAGTCCTTTGCGTTGTAGGCGCTATTTCGCTGACCACCTTCCTTGCCAAAATTGTGAGCGGCATCATGGAAAAACGGTATACGAGGCAGCGCAAACGGGAAGCTGACATGGAAATCTTGAAAAACAAGGTGGATTATGTGATTTCTCTTTGTGAACGGATCAATAACGGTAAATAATTCCAGGGCGGCAGGAGTTTCCTGCCGCCTATTTGTCTAGGGAGGCGAACGTCGTGAAAACCCTGTCAATTGACATTGAAACATACAGCAGCGTCAATCTGGGGAAAAGTGGTGTCTACAGGTATGCAGAATCGGAGGATTTTGAAATTCTTTTGTTTTCTTACTCGGCAGATCACGGCCCCATCCAGGTTATAGATATGGCCTGCGGGGAAGAGATGCCGGAGAATGTGAGACGAGCTTTGACAGATGACAGCGTGGAAAAATGGGCCTTCAATGCCCAGTTTGAACGCGTCTGTCTGTCTGCCTGGTTCAGACGCAACCACCCGGAAGAAGTGAAGGAGCTAAACAAAAAAGATAAAAGCCTGCGGGGATTTCTGAACCCCAAGGCGTGGAAGTGCTCTCGCATTTGGGCGGCTTATATGGGAATGCCCCTTTCCCTTGAAGATGTGGGTGCGCTGCTTAAGCTCGAAAACCAGAAGATGGCAGAAGGGAAAGAATTGATTCGCTATTTTTGCGGGCCTTGTAAGCCCACGAAAACCAACGAGGGAAGAACCCGAAACCTTCCTACCCACGATATGACGAAGTGGCGACTTTTTAAAAGCTACAACAAACGAGATGTAGAGGTGGAAATGGCTATCCAGGAAAAGCTGCGTAATTTTCCCGTGCCTGATCATCTGTGGGATGAATACCACATGGATCAAGAAATCAATGACCGCGGGATTGCTGTTGATGCGCTTCTTGTTAAAGAGGCGATTTCCATCGATGACAGATCGAGGGTGAAACTCATGGATGAACTGCAGAAGGCAACCGGACTGGAAAACCCGAATTCCGTGCAGCAAATGCTGCGCTGGCTAAATGAACACGGCCTTCCTATGGAGTCGCTTGGAAAAGCGCAGGTCGAGGAAGTCCTGAAGGTGGCAAAGGATCCCTTGCGTGAAGTGCTTCTCTTAAGGCAGAAACTTGCAAAATCATCCGTGAAAAAATATCAGGCCATGGAACTTACTTCTTGCCAGGATCACAGGGCAAGGGGCATGTTTCAGTTCTACGGAGCGAACCGGACGGGACGATTTGCAGGGCGCCATATTCAGCTGCAGAACCTTCCGCAGAACCATCTGGGCGACCTTGAGGAGGCAAGAGCCCTGGTGCGGCAGGGAAACTATGAAGCACTTGAACTTCTCTATGATTCCATCCCGGATGTATTGTCCCAGCTTATCCGCACTGCCTTTATTCCTAGAAAGGGAATGAAATTCATCGTTTCAGACTTCTCTGCCATTGAAGCACGTGTACTTTCCTGGCTCTCTGGAGAGACTTGGCGTTCTGAGGTATTTGCAAAAAACGGGGATATCTATTGCGCTTCTGCAAGCTCAATGTTTGGTGTTCCAGTGGTAAAGCATGGCGTAAATGGGCATCTTCGCCAGAAAGGGAAAATCGCGGAACTGGCTCTTGGCTATGGCGGTTCTGTTGGCGCCCTTAAAGCCATGGGTGCCCTTGAAATGGGGCTTGATAAAAATGAACTGCAGCCCCTTGTTGATTCATGGCGAAGCGCCAATCCGAATATTGTCTCCTTTTGGTGGGATGTGGACCGGGCAATCAAACAGACCGTAAAGAGCCATGTCTCCATGGAAGTGAAGGGAATCCGCTTTGCTTGCAAAAGCGGGATGCTCTTTATCAGGCTTCCCAGCGGACGAAACCTCTCGTATGTGAAACCAAGAATTGGCGAGAACCAGTTTGGTGGGGAGTCTGTTACTTATGAGGGCATTGGACCTACAAAAAAGTGGGAACGACTGGAAAGTTATGGCCCTAAGTTCGTGGAAAATATTGTCCAGGCTATCAGCCGGGATATCCTTTGTTTCTCGATGCTGAACCTTGAAGATCAACTCATTGTTGGACACGTTCATGATGAACTGATTATCGAATGCGACCCGAAAGTAAAGGTGGAATCCATCTGCCAGAAAATGGGCCAAACGCCACTGTGGGCATCCGGACTTTTGCTGCGTGCCGACGGGTATGAGTGCAGCTTTTATAAAAAAGATTGAGCGGGAAGTTCTTATTTTCCTGCGGCTTGTCCTGTTACTTTTAGAAACAAACCCTAAAATTTTGTAGGAGGCGCTATATGTTTTACGCAAAAGAATCTGTTGGAAACCACATGAAGGTCTTGGTTGATATTACAAAAATGAACGTATTTTGCCGCTGCCCGATCTGTGGAACTGAAATCCCCGTCAATCTCGAGGAAATCCTGAACGATGGAAACGCCCTCGAAGATACGCTTATCGTATGTGATGAATGCGCAAAAGAAATCATGGAGGGAAAGCATGGAGAACTTGAAGCGTAATGCGGAACACTATCCGGATCCAACCGCTTACAAGGCCCTCAGGAATTTAATTGGTGTGAAATTTTCTTTTATGCCCCTCGTCTATGTCTGCTCACCTTATGCGGGTGATGTGGATGAAAATCTTGAACGGGCAAAAAGATACAGCCGGTATGTTTTGGATAAGGGGTTTATTCCAATAACCCCTCATCTGTTTTTACCTCAGTTCATGGATGATAAAACGGAACGAAATCTCGCTATTTTTATAGACTTGGTACTCCTTTCAAAGTGTGCAGAGGTCTGGGTATTTGGAGAACAGATTTCTGAAGGAATGGAAATTGAAATATCCTATGCCAATCGCAAAGGAAAAATCGTGCGTTACATAAAGGAGGTGCAATGAATGGAGTTTACCTTGTTTACGGCCCCTTGTGCGGGGAAGGAATCTAACTGCAGGTACCCTACAAAGCAGCTGATTGATTCTTCGGAAGCGCTCGGAAAAGCGGTTCGATTTGACCATGTGTGCGCTTCCTTTCTAAACCAATATCGAAGTAAAGAGAACTTCCAAAAATCTGATGTCATTGTAATGGATTGCGATAATTCCCATACGGAAAATCCAAAGGGATGGATTGCACCGGAGAAGCTGCCTTCCATTTTCCCAGGAGTGTCCATGGCCATTGCCACATCAAGGAACCATATGAAAGTAAAGGACGGGAAAGCGGCCCGCCCTCGTTTCCATGTATATTTTCCTATTGAACCGATTGTTTCGGAGGTAGCCTACACCGCCCTCAAGCATTCCGTGTTCGACCAGTACCCGTTCTTTGATGGGTCTGCGCTTGATGCAGCACGGTTCATATACGGGACGGTAGAATCCACGGTAACGTGGGTCGATGGGACAATCGATATCCTTGATTTATTGGCCGCCCGAAGCGGCCCCAGCCACAGCATTCCCCAAGGGAAAAGAAACAATACAATGAGCCGCTTTGCCGGACGCGTCATCAAACGCTACGGGGCCTCAGAGAAGGCGTTCCAGATTTTCTTTGAAGAATCCAAGAAATGCGATCCGCCTCTTGAAGAAAAGGAACTGATGCGAATCTGGCACAGCGCTGAACGGTTTGGTGAAAAGATTTCCAAGCAGGAAGGGTATGTCGATCCAGAAAAGTATAACAGGGAGTTTGGCACTGGAGAATCCCTGAAACCAGAGGATTACTCAGATATTGGACAAGCAAAAATCCTTGCAAGGGAATACCGAAATGAACTGCGCTATACCGATAACACGGACTTCATCCGGTTTAACGGGATCTACTGGGAAGAATCTAAACAGGCGGCTGTCGGGGCGGCAGAAGAATTCCTCGATTTGCAGCTTGCCGATGCCCTGGATCAATTGGCAGAAGCAAAGAAAGCCCTCGTCGAATCTGGCGTTCCCACTGCTGCCTTCGAGAAGGGCGGAAAGACACTGGAAAAGCTCATCGAGGAGAACCAAAGAAAGGATTTCAGTCGGTACCAGGTCTGCGAGGCATATAAGGCTTTTGTCATGAAACGGCGGGATATGAGATATATCATTTCGGCGCTTCAGGCGCTGAAACCGATGATCCATATGCGGGTCAACGAACTGGACCGGAGTGAGTTTCTGCTCAATACGCCTTCAGCCACCTATGACCTTCGAAAGGGAATCAGCGGAGGAAAGGCCCACGACCCCGAGGACTTTATTACGAAATGCACGACTGTTGATCCAGGTGAACTGGGAAGGGAAATCTGGGACAAGGCCCTTCGTGAATTCTTCTGCCAGGACGAAAGCCTCATCCGGTATGCGCAGCAGATATGTGGCCTGGTGGCTATTGGAAAAGTTTTCGTCGAGGCACTTGTCATTGCCTATGGGGATGGCCGAAACGGGAAATCCACCTACTGGAACGCAATTGCAAGGGTCATGGGAAGCTACTGCGGAGGAATCTCTGCCGATGCGCTTACGGCTGGGTGCAAACGAAACGTTCGCCCAGAGATGGCGGAGCTCAAGGGAAAACGAATGGTTATCGCAGCTGAAATGGAAGAGGGGGTGCGCCTTTCGACATCAATCCTAAAGCAGCTATGCTCCACAGATGAAGTGAGCGGCGAAAAGAAATATAAGGACCCCTTCAAATTCACACCCACGCACACGCTTATTTTATATACGAACCACCTTCCAAGGGTTGGCGCCAGCGATGAAGGCACGTGGCGACGGCTCATCATCATTCCATTCAATGCCCAATTCGAGGAGAAAACGGAAGTCAAGAACTACACGGAGTATCTCGTGGAAAAAGCAGGCCCTGCCATTTTGGCCTGGATCATCGAAGGTGCGCGGCAGGTCATCAAGAACGCGTTCCATCTTGATGCTCCGGAGTGTGTCACTGAGGCCATCCAAAAATATCGCGGACAGAATGACTGGCTGCGGCATTTTCTTGATGACTGCTGCGATGTCGCTCCTTCCTTCAGTGAAAAGTCTGGTGCTCTTTACACGGCCTACCGCTCGTACTGTCAGCAGATGAATGAATACACAAGAAGCACAACAGATTTCTATGCTGCACTGGAAAACGCGGGCTTTCAAAGAAGACGAAATAAAAATGGCCGAATGGTTTACGGACTTATGGTAAAAACCACTGATTTTCTTGAGTAAAAAAGAAAGGGTGTCAGTCGGTGCTAGTCTATTCTATAATTCTCCTTTAGGACAGATTTTTATAAAAAATCACTATAGAGAGAATTATGGAAACGAGTGACATAGACTGACACCTCAGCAAAAAGAGGTGTTTGATTGTGCGAGAAAAAGAGATAGAACATTTTCTGGTGATAGAAACCCGGAAACGTGGCGGTGTGGCTTTGAAGTTTGTTTCCCCTTCGTTTTGTGGAATGCCGGACAGGTTGGTTTTATTGGGGGATGGGAAGTCGGGCTTTGTGGAAGTAAAGGCGCCGGGGGAAAAGCCGAGACTGTTGCAGTTAAAGCGTCATGCCATGCTTCGGGCTTTGGGCTACCAGGTATTCATCCTTGATGGGAAAAACCAGGTGGAGAGTATCCTTGAACAAATCGCCACCGGACCCGAAGGGAAAGGCGCAGATCATGATGAAATTTAAGCCCCATGCCTATCAACAGTACGCCATCGAATATATCAAGGAGCATCCGGTTACGGCGCTGCTTCTTGACATGGGCCTGGGCAAAACGGTAACGACGCTTACGGCCATCAAGGATTTGATGTTCGATTCTTTTGAAGTCGAAAGGGTATTAGTCGTGGCCCCACTTCGAGTAGCAAGGGATACCTGGCCCGATGAGCTTCGAAAGTGGGAGCACCTGAAATGCATGACTTGTTCCGTGATTGTTGGAACCTTGGTAGAAAGGAAAAAGGCCCTGATGAAACAAGCCGATATCTACATCGTGAACCGCGAGAACCTTGCCTGGCTCTTTAAGAACAGCAAAATGAAATTTGACATGGTTGTCCTGGATGAGCTTTCCTCTTTCAAGAACCACCAATCCCAGCGATTCAAGGCAATGAAGGCCATGAGGCCTTACGTGAAGAGAATCGTAGGTCTTACAGGAACGCCCAGCGGGAACGGGCTGATGGATCTTTGGGCCGAGTTTCGTTTACTCGATATGGGAAAGCGGCTGGGAACCTTCATCGGGCAGTACAGGACTCAGTACTTTCGACCTGATAAATTTAACGGCCCTGTGGTTTATTCCTATAAACTTCTGCCTGGCGCAGCGGAAGCAATCTACCAGAAGATTTCTGATATAACGGTGAGCATGAAGGCTACGGACTTTTTGAAGATGCCGGAAAAGATAAGCGTGAAAAAAGAAGTTGTCTTAGCAGATCCTGAACGAAAGCGCTATAATGACTTCAAGAAAAATCTTGTCCTTGACCTTGAAAAAGGAGAGGTGACGGCAGCAAACGCAGCGTCGCTTACCATGAAGCTGCTGCAGATGGCAAACGGAGCCATCTACACGGATGATCAAAATACCGCGGTCATCCATGAAAGAAAACTGGATGCCCTGGAAGACCTGGTAGAAAGCGCAAACGGGCAGCCTGTTTTGGTGGCCTACTGGTTCAAGCACGATAAGGAGCGGATTCATCAAAGGATGCCGGCAAGGGAACTGAAGACGCAAGAGGACTTCCGGGAATGGAACGAGGGACGGATTCCCATCGCCCTTATCCATCCAGCATCCGCAGGCCATGGCCTCAATCTGCAGGCTGGCGGCAGCATCCTTATTTGGTTTGGACTGACCTGGAGCCTGGAACTTTACCAGCAGACGGTGGCAAGGTTATGGCGCCAGGGGCAGAAGAGCCGTACCGTGGTCGTTGAACATATCGTGACCAAAGGCACCATCGATGAACGGATCCTGAAGGTCTTGGAGCATAAGGACGGATCCCAAGCGGCTTTAATTGACGCCGTGAAGGCAGATTTGGGGGTTGGAACATGAATGTAAAAGAATATCTGGAGCAAGGGCTCTATCTAGATAAAGAAATCAACAGCCAGCTTCTTGAAGTCACGAACCTGAGAAGCCTGGCACAAAGCCTCTCTTCAACCGGTTTTGAAGAACACCATAATCCTAACCGACCCACCGAGGCATCCTTCACAAAGATCCTTGAAAAGGTCTGGGAGCGGGAAGAACACATCAATTCCCAGATTGACCACTTGGTTGACCTGAAACAGGAAATCAGCAAGACCATCGATAAGGTTGAGGATTCAAAGGAACGTCTGGTACTGCGTTACCGCTACATCCACTTCCTTAAATGGGATCGGGTCGCAGCGATGGTAGGAATCAGCAGGAGGCAGGTCTTTGTGGTTCACAAGGAGGCCCTCCTGAGCGTTGAAAAAATTCTTGGAACCGTGCACTAAATTGCACCCTTTGGTACTTTAACTTCACCATGGAAAAGTGATATGATGGTCACAGTGAATTAGAAATAAAAAAGCCTTGTGGCACAACGTAGTTGTGTGTCGCAGGGCTTTTCTTTTACCTGAAGGAAAGGCGTGAGAGAATGGGAAGTTATGCATTCATAAAACTATTGGGCAGATACCGTGACGTTCTTTCGCGGCAGCAGCTTAGGACGTTTAAGGGACAGGCTCTGTCTGGAAATGCAGCCGCTGCATTGAAGGGCCTTGAAAGGGTGCTAAAAAGACACGGCACCCGTATCCCTGAAGGATACGCAAAGGGGTGAAGGAAGTGCCGCAAAGACCTAAAACGCCGTGCAAACATCCGGGCTGTCCGAACCTTGCTCCTTATGGCGAAATGTACTGCGCTGAACACGCAAGGCTTCATAGCTCTGACCGCAAGAACGCTTCACGCCGCGGCTATGGATGGCGGTGGCAGAAGGCAAGCCGCCTGTTTCTTAAAGCCCATCCGTTTTGCGTGCGCTGCAAGGAAAAGGGACGGCTTGTAAAAGCGACGGTTGTTGACCACATCATACCTCATCGCGGAGATCCTGATTTGTTTTGGGACGACAAAAATTGGCAGCCCCTTTGCAAGAACTGCCATGACCACAAGACGATGACAGAAGATCGGAATGTCGAATACAGATATTAATCGTTTTTAGAAGAACTATTGTACAACTAGCGAAGCAGGAGAAGGAACCAGTCCGTGTTGTCCGGAATTGACTCGTTCAAGGGCTCAGAGCTCCAGTGCGTCAAGTATCTCCATTTTGAGAACAGGGCAGACCCTAGGGCCTCCCAGTTGTAAATGTTGCTGACAAAATCTGCAAGCGGCTTGCCGGGATGGGCTGTTTCCTCCTGCTTCAGACGTTCTTCAAATTTTTGGCCGCGGTCCATTTCAAAACCAAGCAGCTTACATTCCTCACCAAACCATAATTCAAAATCATGAAGAAAGAAGTTGGAGGCCTGTAACTTGTTGCATTGAAAACGGCTCATCCAGATTTCAGCAAACAAGTGGATGGCTTTTCGACTGGCTAGCATGGAGATCCCCTTCTTTATTTTTTCTTAGTTTATCATGGCAAGCGGTTATGGACAAGAAGGCGGGGGGGGGATGTAAATCTCTGCCACTCCTAAAACCCTGACCGCCGCCCCCTCAAACGTGAAAAAACGCGAAATTCCATAGGGGGGATATTTGAAGGACGAAAATATAATAGCGAAAGCTCCAGGTTCTGGCCCGGAGCTTTTTTTGATGCTCGAAAGGGGTTTGATTACATGAATGAGTGCCAGAGAAAGCAGATTAAAACAATGCGAAAGCAGGGCATTGGATATAAGGTCATTGCCAAGAAACTAAAGCTGTCAAGAGACAGCATTCGAAATTACTGCAAACGGCAGCACCTGAATGGGTACGGGACCGTCCTTGCAGCCATTTTTGGAAAGGAAAACACACATGAAGAAAAGTGAGATGCAGTGGAAAGACCTCCCCATAGATCAGCTGAAACCCGCTACATACAATCCGCGAAAAAAGCTCAAGCCGGGAGATAAGGAATACGAAAAAATCAAGAACTCCATCAAGGAGTTTGGTTACGTGGAACCCATCATTGTGAACTATGACATGACCGTCATTGGCGGGCATCAGCGACTGACCGTTCTCAAGGATCTGGGCTATGAAACGGTTCAATGCGTCCAGGTTCACATCGAGGACGAGCATAAAGTAAAGGCTCTCAATGTAGCCCTCAATAAAATCACTGGAGCTTGGGATGAACAGCTCTTGGCAGACCTTTTGGTTGACCTGAAAAGTGTCGACTTCAACGTAGACCTTACCGGTTTTGAAGCGCCGGAAGTGGAGCAGCTCTTTTCCAAAGTCCACAGCAAGGACGTCAAGGAAGATGACTTTGACGTGGAAGAAGAACTGCAGAAACCCACCTTCTCCAAAACCGGGGATATTTGGCATTTGGGTGAACATCGAGTGATTTGCGGTGACGCGACGCTCCCGGAAACCTACCACAGGCTGATGGACGGGAAGAAAGCAAACCTTGTCCTTACAGATCCTCCCTACAATGTGAACGTGGAGGAGACTGCCGGGAAAATCAAAAATGACAATATGCCGGACGATAAGTTCTACCAGTTCCTTTTCTGTGCTTTCGTGAACATGGAGCAGAACATGGAAAGCGATGCTTCCATTTACGTTTTTCATGCCGATACGCAGGGGTATAACTTCAGAAAGGCTTTCAAGGACGCAGGATTTTATTTATCCGGGTGCTGCATCTGGAAAAAGAACGCGCTGGTCCTCGGACGCAGCCCTTATCAATGGCAGCATGAACCGTGCCTTTTTGGCTGGAAGCTGGGCGGCAGGCATCAGTGGTATTCCGACAGGAAGCAGACCACAATCTGGGAATACGACAGACCAAAATCCAGCAAGGATCATCCCACCATGAAGCCCATTGCGCTCATGGCCTATCCAATCAGAAATTCTTCCATGTCCCATTGTATCGTCCTCGATCCCTTTCTTGGTTCCGGATCCACCCTGATGGCCTGTGTGGAAACAGACCGTATCTGCTATGGGATAGAGCTTGATGAGAAGTTTGTTGATGTCATTGTTCGGAGATACGTAAAGGAAAAAGGCCCTGATGGGGTATTTGTAGAACGGGACGAAAAACGGATGCAGTACAGTGAGGCTGTCAATGAAACGTAATCTTACTTTGGGGAGCCTCTTTTCAGGCAGCGGGGGATTTGAACTAGCTGGAACACTGGCGGGAATAACGCCCGTCTGGAATTCGGAAATAGAGCCTTTCCCAATCCGAGTGACACATAAGCGATTCCCGAACACGCGGCATTACGGGAATGTGAAGAACATCAGCGGAAAAACGCTGGAACCCGTAGACATCATCACCTTCGGAAGCCCCTGCCAGAACCTGTCCATGGCAGGAAATAGACAGGGACTTGAAGGCAAGGAAAGCGGCCTGTTTCGGGAGGCCATCAGAATCATACGAGAAATGAGGGAGAAAACAGATGGAAGTTACCCAAGATTTGCTGTGTGGGAAAACGTCTGCGGAGCCCTATCGTGCAGCGAAGGAAGAGACTTCCAGGCTGTGTTACAGGCGTTCCTTGACGCAGCAGGAATTGAAGTTCATGTGCCTATGCCTGAGAAATGGGAAAAATCAGGAGCCATTATCCTGGACGAAGGAGATTCCTTTTCTCTTGCGTGGAGAACCCTTGACGCCCAATTTTGGGGAGTCGCCCAACGCCGTCGAAGAATCTTCCTTGTCGCGGATTTTGCAGGACAAGGTGCCCTGCAAATATTATCTGAGCCGGAAAGCCTGTCTTGGAATCCTGAGACGAGCCGAGGCACGAGGGAAGGAACTTCCTGGATTGCTGCGGGAGGCCCTGATAAGACAGGCACAATTTGCCTGAATGACCAAGGCGGTAAAAACATGAGCGTGACAGATGACCATACGGCAACGCTGCGTGCCGAGGCTCATCATCCACCCGTTGTTCTCACCCAAGTCTTTGAGAATCATGGTAAGGACGCAAGATATAACGGCCCGCTGAAACAATGTTCGACACTGACTAAATATATGGGAACCGGTGGGAACAATGTCCCGCTTGTTGCCACCTATGATGTGCGGCTTTCCAGTTTAGGAACCAATAAGGCAAGTGCCAGAGGAACAATCAAGGAAGCCCAGACGAGCCGAACGATTGACTGTGCCGGAAACAACCCAAATGGGCAGCAGGGCGGGATTGCAATAGTTTACTGCGCAAGCAAATCGGATTATTTCACCCGGGCCTCAAAAAATATTGCCGGAGCTCTTCCTGCAACGGATTACAAGGTTCCGCCAATCATCAATGAAGGGATTGGATACGTCCGCCGGCTCACACCTCTGGAATGCTGCAGGCTCCAGGGCTTCCCAGACACTTGGTGCGACGGAATTGTTGATTGCAATCCATCGGAAGAGGAGATGGAGTTCTGGCGAGTCGTATTCCGTGATTATGCAAGCGCTATGGGGGGCAAGGTGAAATCAGACCGACAAATTCAGACATGGCTTTCAAAGCCACCAGCTGATAGCGCCATTTATCGGATGTGGGGAAACGGAGTTGCCCTGCCCTGCGTTTATTTTGTTCTCTCTGGAATTGCTGATTATATTAGGCGCAGCTGTAAAAAATGACTTGCTATATTCAGGGCTTAGAGTGATATATGTACTACCAAATTATAGGAGGACAAACATAATGGAAATTCAAACGAGCCTTGATAATCGAAAGCAACTGGTAAAAATCTTGGAGGAATTCAATGGAGAACCCTTGGTCTACACCGGGACCCCATCCTTTACCTATGAGGGTACGGGATTCAGGATTCTGAGGGACGGAACGATTGACTGCTATGATGAGAGCATCCTGCCCGCTCTTGAAAAATTCCTGCAGGAAGAGGAAATCCTTTCACCGGAAGCCAATACAATCAAACTTGAAATCCCCGTCCAAAGTCAGGATGGCAAAGGCCTCATGAATCTCGTATTCATGCTGTATGCCCAGCAGTATCTACTGAATCGGGTGATGGCACCTGATGCGATTATTATTCCGGAAGCTTTCGTTGAAGCACTCAAGGAGAAGGCTATCAATACTGTTGATGATTTCTTGGATGTTTGTAAGACCCATTCTGACGGCATCAAGGGTGTTTCCTTTACGGAAGATAAAGTACTCTTCCGATTTTCCTTTAAAGGACGCAGTGAGAAAGTTCGGGGCATCATTGAAATGCTGGGACTGGCTTTCCAGTCTGCTAAGAAATCAAAATGCATCAGCCTAAGAAAAAAGGAGCCTGAAAACGAGAAATACTATATGCGTATGTGGCTCCTTCGGATTGGCATGGGGGAGAAAAGATACCACGAATCCCGCATGGAACTCTTGAAGGGCCTAAAGGGATACAGTGCATTTCCTAACGAAGAAAAAGCACAACTCCATGCTGAAAAAATAGCCCAAAGATAGCATAAATAATTGTGCAGATTTTCAATAAAAATTAAAAATAAATTCATAAATATTTAGATATTCGCTTGCTATTATGTGCCTTTAGAGTGATATATATACATGCAAAAGGGGAACACCCAAATTAAAGCACACGAAAGCGAGGAAACAAAAATGAAAAAAGCAACTTTGAAGAAACTGGTGGAAGCCTACGGACTCTCGGAAAAAACAACCTCCGAAAAGCTCGATGTGCGTTGGGAGCATGTCATGGAATACGGAGACAAGGTCATTATGGCAGGGTATTTTTACAACGTTGGAAACTGCTGGTTTGCGGCATCTTACAGATACACCACCGAGGATCATACCTGCGAAGGGGAAATCAAGCCGGTTGCAGTCAGCGAAGAAAGATTCGAAGATGCTGGCCATGCCATTGAATGGGCCATGAAACACTAAAACAAGAAAAAACGGAGGAGCCGCCGAGCGGCTCCTTTTTGCTATAAATCAGAGGAGGTGAGTGCTATTGGCGATTCGAGGAAGAAAGCCGAAACCGACAGCACTCAAAGTGTTGGAAGGAAATCCAGGGCATCGGCCCCTGAATAAAAGGGAACCCATGCCAAAAGGGCGCCTGCCCAGATGCCCTGACTGGCTGGAGGAAGATGCAAAGAAAGAATGGAAACGGCTCGGAAAAATCCTTGCTGAAATGGGGATGCTGACGAATCTCGATATGATGGCTTTTGCTGGTTATTGCCAGGCGTATGCCCGCTGGAAGGGTGCTGAAGAATTTATTACAAAGCATGGCGATATGGTTCGAACGCCAAATGGATATCTCCAACAAGTTCCACAGGTATCCATCGCTCAAACAAATCTAAAAATCATGCTGAAGTTCTGTGAGCAGTTTGGCCTGACCCCATCTGCCAGAAGTCGCATGATTGATGATTCGATTGAGAGCGAGGGGGCTGTTGATGAGATGGAACGGATTCTGGGAGGGTAATGAATTTTGGAATTTGTATATAAACCGTCGCCTTTCATGCTGCCGACTTCTCATTACGATAAAGCGAAAGCAGACAGGGCCGTTGCCTTTATCGAGAACCTATGCCATACAAAGGGAAAATGGGCAGGGAACCCCTTCTTCCTGCTTCCCTGGCAGGAACAGATTGTCAGGGACCTATTCGGTATCGTAAAAGCAGATGGAAACAGACAGTTTTTGACGGCCTATATAGAAATCCCAAAAAAGAATGGCAAGAGTGAACTTGCAGCGGCAATCGCCCTGTATCTGCTCTATGCAGATAACGAGCCCAGCGCAGAAGTTTATGGGGCGGCATGTGACCGTAACCAGGCGTCAATCGTATTTGACGTGGCAAAGCAAATGGTGGAAATGAGCCCAGCTCTTTCAAGAAGATCCAAGATTCGAACAGCCGGAAAACGAATCATCAATTATCGAAATGCCGGATTCTACCAGGTTCTTTCTGCTGAAACCGGAACCAAACATGGCCTTAATGTATCGGGCCTTGTGTTCGATGAAATCCATGCTCAGCCAAATCGCCACCTATATGACGTCTTGACAAAAGGCTCCGGGGACGCACGGGAACAGCCGCTCTTTTTTATTATCACGACTGCCGGCACTGACAAGAACAGCATCTGCTATGAGCTTCATACGAAGGCCCTCGACCTTATGGCGGGGAGAAAAAAGGATTCTGCCTTTTATCCCGTTGTGTTCGGGCTTGAGAACCAGGATGACTGGACGAAAGAGGACAACTGGTACAAAGCAAATCCCTCCCTTGGGTACACTATCCAAATCGATCGGGTGCGGGAAGCCTACCGGAATGCCCTTGAAAATCCGGCAGAAGAGAATGTCTTTAAACAGCTGCGCCTCAATATCTGGACGTCAGCTGCTGTTCGGTGGATTTCAGAGCAGGTGTATGACAAGGGGAATGCGGCTATAGATAAGGAACTTTTAAGAGGCAGGCGCTGCTATGGTGGGCTTGATTTATCGAGCACATCGGACATCACCGCCTTATCCCTTGTTTTTCCGCCTCGAACAGAAACAGAAAAGTACATCGTCCTTCCGTATTTCTGGCTTCCTGAAGAGACGCTGGCACTTCGCTGCCGCCGAGATCATGTGCTTTATGACGTCTGGGGACAGCAGGGATTTATAAATACGACGGAGGGCAATGTCATCCATTATGGTTTTATCGAGCAGTTTATTGAAAAGCTCGGCATGGAGTATGACATAGCTGAAATCGCCTATGACAGGTGGAATGCCACACAAATGGTTCAGAACCTTGAAGGGATGGGTTTTACCATGATTCCCTTCGGTCAGGGGTTTAAGGATATGTCGCCTCCGTCAAAGGAGCTGTTTAAACTACTTATGGAGGGAAACTTCATTCACGGCGGGAACCCCGTCCTTAAATGGATGGCGGGGAACGTGGTGATGCGGCAGGATCCGGCGGGAAACATCAAGCCGGACAAGGAAAAATCTGTCGAAAAGATTGACGGGATCGTTGCTACGATCATGGCCCTTGACCGGTCCATACGCCACGGGTCAAGTGGCAGCATCTATGATGAACGAGGCGTTCTTTCATTTTGAATAGAAACGGGAAATCCGGCATCTGCTGGGTTTCCCGTTTTTCGTAGCTGCCTGAAATGGCGACATCATTTGCGATAAAAAATCAGGAGGTAATTTATGAGGATTCCATTTTTATCAAAGCTCTTTCGAACAAGGGACAAGCCGAAAGACTGGTATTCCGGCACAGATTTTAGGTACCTGTTCGGGCCTACGACAAGCGGAAAAGCCGTCAATGAATTCACGGCCATGCAGACAACTGCCGTTTACGCTTGCGTACGGATTTTGTCGGAAACCTTGGCTGCCCTTCCGCTTCAGCTTTATCGCTACACGGATAAGGGAAAGGAACGGGTCTATCGGCACTCGCTTTACCGGCTGCTTCACGACGAACCCAATCCTGAAATGACTTCATTCATTTTCAGGGAGACTTTGATGAGCCATCTGCTCATCTGGGGAAATGCCTATGCCCAAATCATCCGGGATGCCCTGGGACGAATCATTGCGCTGTATCCTCTGCGTCCGGACCGGATGTCAGTCTATCGAGATGAACAGGGAAACATCCGGTATGTCTATACAAAAGTAAATGACGAAAATCCCCATATAAAGCCCTATGGTCAGGTTTCCCTTGACCGGAAAGATGTCCTTCATATTCCGGGCCTTGGTTTTGATGGCCTTGTTGGTTATTCGCCGATTGCAATGGCGAGAAATGCCGTAGGCATGACGCTTGCTTGTGAGGAATACGGAGCTTCGTTTTTCGCAAATGGGGCAAACCCCAGCGGCGTGCTGGAGCATCCGGGCATCCTGAAAGACCCGGCAAGGGTCAGGGATTCCTGGAATGCCGTCTATCAAGGAAGCGGAAATGCACACAAAGTAGCCGTCCTTGAAGAAGGCATGAAATACCAGCAGATTGGAATTCCACCAGAAGAGGCCCAGTTCCTTGAAACGAGAAAATTTCAGCTCAATGAAATCGCAAGGCTCTACCGGATTCCGCCTCACATGATTGGGGACTTGGAAAAAAGCTCCTTCAACAATATCGAGCAGCAATCCATGGAATTTGTGAAATACACGCTTGACCCTTGGGTCATCCGGTGGGAGCAGGCTATGCAAAAGGCGCTCTTTCTGCCCGGGGAAAAGGAGGAATATTTCCTCAAGTTCAATGTAAATGGATTGTTAAGAGGCGATTACGAGAGCCGTATGAAAGGCTACAGCATTGGACGTCAGAATGGCTGGCTGTCAGCAAATGATATCCGGGAAATGGAGGACATGAATCCAGTTCCCGATGAGGAGGGCGGGAATCTTTATCTTGTAAATGGAAGCATGACAAAACTTAAGGACGCTGGCTTGTTTGCTAACAAAGGAGGTACGAATGAACCGTAAATTTTGGAACTGGGTAAAAAACTCGGTTCCTGACGAATTTGGAAACACGAGGACCTTGTACCTTGATGGGCAAATTTCGGAGGAAACGTGGTGGGGCGACGAAGTCACACCAGAAGCCTTCCGGAAAGAGCTCTTTGAGGACAGCGGGGATATCACGCTGTGGATCAACAGTCCTGGGGGCGATTGCTTTGCTGCCGCCCAAATCTACAACATGCTGATGGAATATCCCGGCAAGATCACGGTCAAGATTGATGGGCTTGCTGCATCAGCGGCTTCGGTTATTGCAATGGCGGGGAGCCGTGTTTGTATGTCTCCTGTTGCAATCCTCATGATCCATAATCCAGCAACGGTGGCCATGGGGGATACGGAGGCCATGAAAAAGGCCATTGGTATGCTTAATGAAGTCAAGGAAAGCATCATCAATGCCTATGAACTGAAAAGCGGTATGGACCGGGCGAAGATTTCCAAGATGATGGATTCCGAGACCTGGCTCAATGCCAAAAAAGCGGTGGAGCTTGGCTTTGCCGATGAAGTCCTGTATGGAGAGGCTTCTGTGCCGGAAGGGTCGCGAGCCATGCTCTATACGCCAATTACCGTCACAAATTCTTTTGTCCACAAACTGGAACCGAAGAAAACCTCTGAGGGCCGGGTTAAGAAAACTCTCGCCAGCGATTTGGAACATCGGCTGGCTCTTCTCATTCATTAAGGAGGAATTCGAATGGATACGATTTTAGAATTAAGAGAAAAGCGTAAAAACATCTGGGAATCTGCTAAGGCATTTCTGGATACGGTCCGTGATGAAAATGGGCTGGTTTCTGCCGAGAACACAGAGCGTTATGAAAAAATGGAAAATGATGTTGTACAGCTTGGCAAGGAAATCGAACGGCTTGAACGGCAGCAGGCAATGGATGCCATCCTGTCCAAACCGACTTCCCAACCAATCATCGAGCAGCCCGGCAATGGTACGCAGATTGAAAAACTCAAAGGCCGCGCTTCCCAAGCCTATGCGCAGGCGTTTTGGAACAGCATCCGTCATAAGGGCTTCATCGATGTGCAGAATGCACTGAGCGTCGGTACAGATTCTGATGGTGGGTATCTGGTTCCTGAGGAATATGAAAAGACGCTTGTCGATAAGCTTCAGGAAGAAAACTTCTTCCGTAAATTAGGTACGGTCATCCACACCAGCGGGGACCGAAAGATTCCTGTTGTGACCGGCCATGGGGAAGCCTCCTGGATGGAAGAAAATGGCCTGTACCCTGATAGCCAGGATACGTTTGGTCAGCAGTCCATTGGCGCGTACAAACTTGGCACGGCAATCAGGGTTTCTGAAGAACTTCTGAACGACAGTGCCTTTGACGTTGAAACCTACATTGCAAACGAATTTGCGCGTCGTATCGGAACGAAGGAAGAAGAAGCCTTCCTCATTGGTGATGGCAAGAGCAAGCCTACCGGCGTCTTTGGCTCTGCAGAACTTGGCGTGACGGCAGGAATGACGTCCATTACGTTTGATGACGTCATTGATCTCTATCATTCCCTGCGCACTCCGTACCGCAAAAAGGCCGCTTGGATCCTGAACGATTCTACGGTAAAGACCCTGCGCAAACTCAAGGACAACAACGGGAACTATATCTGGCAGCCTTCTGTTACGGTGGGAACACCTGATACCATCCTGAACCGTCCCTGCTACAGCTCTTCCTTTGCCCCTGAACTTGCAGCGGGCAAACGACCGCTTATCTTCGGTGACTTTAGCTACTACTGGATTGCCGACCGGGAATACCGCTCCTTTAAACGCTTGAATGAGCTTTACGCTGCAAACGGTCAGATTGGGTTCCTTGCAAGTCAGCGTGTGGACGGTCTCCTGATGCTGAAGGAATCTGTCAAGGCACTGGAAGTAAAAGCGAAGGGATAAACCATGTATGTGACACTTGAAGAAGCAAAGGAATATCTGCGTATCGATCATGACGCAGAAGATGAGACTGTATCCTATCTGCTTGCTTCTGCCGAAAGGCTGTGTCTTGATGTACTGCGAAATGAGAATCCTCCAAAGACCGAGACGCTTCGCATGGGGATTCTCTTTTCCGTAGCCTATTTTTATGAGCACAGGGAGGAGGCCAATTATCGGGAATTGGTTCTCATCCTGCGCTCCTTGCTTTTCGGTGAGCGAAAGGAATTGTTCTGATGAAAATAGGAAAGCTGGATAAACGGATAGAGCTTTTCAAACCCGTCAGTTCCGAAGATGGGTATGGTGGCCTGAGCACAGACTATGAAAGCGCAGGATTTATCTGGGCACAGGTTGTACAGACAAATTATGCAGAGCAGCAGGCCCAGGGAACACCAATGAACAGGGAACAGCTCAGACTTAGAATCAGACCGCACAAGGAAATAAAAAGAGGATGGCGTCTTTCCCTTTTGGGGGAAATCTTCGAAGTCGAGACTGTAGATAATACGTTTCGGGATATGACCACACTCATCATTCATCGTTTCGAGCAGGGGGTGTAAGGATGCCCTTTTTTACCGTAAAGGTTACCTCTGGTGAACTTGGAAAGACCCTCCGGGAAATCTCGGCCTGGGATGGGAAGTCGCGGCTTAAGGTCGAAACAGTGCTTCGTAAAGGAACCACTGAAATCGCTCGTGAAGCTCGGCAAAGAGCACCAAAGAGAACGGGCACTCTTCGGAAATCCATCAAACAAAGGTTTTCTGCAATGCGGCTGGAAGGACAAGTGTTTAGTGAGCTTCCATACGCCCATTTGGTGGAATTTGGAAGCAGGGCGCATACTGTTCGCCCAAAGAAAAAAAAAGCTCTGCATTTTTTCAAGGAGCAAGCTGTCTTTGCTAAAAAAGTGAGGATTCCTGCACGGGCAGGAAAGCCTTTTCTAAAACCCTCCTATGATTACGTGGAGCCTTCCATTATTGATCGAGTAAAGAAAGCCATGAAGGAACCATAACCATGAAGAGACTTCCAAACAATGCGCTTACAAAAGCGCTGATTCAATTTCTGCGGGAGCATACAAAGCTGCCCGTGTACGATTTTGTCCCTCAAGAAGCAAAGCTCCCGTTCATTACGCTTGGAGCAACCACGGTGCAGGATAAATCTTCCAAGACGGAAGATATGACTCATCTTTCCGTCCATATTCATATTTACAGTAACTACAAGGGTCGCTTTGAAATCAATAACCTGGCAGAAAGACTGATCAACCTTCTGGGAGCCAACCAGATTGACCTCTCAGCAGACGAGTTTTACGTGAATGCCCAGGGTGTTGATTTTTACGAAACCTATCCTGAAGATGAGACGGGATATAGTGGCGTGATTACTTTTGAACTGCTCATCCAAAATATCCATAAGGAGGAATAGTGTATGGCAACGACAACTTTTCCTAGCCGCAGTGATGTATCCAATACCGCAACGGCAGGTAAGGATTATCTGATCTATCTCAATGCCGGCGAATCTGATGTGAACCCTACTTGGCTGCTCCTTGGCGGCCAGAGAAGCGGGGACCTTACGAGACAGGCCGATGAAATCGATGCAAGCAGCAAAACCACAAGTGGATGGAAATCCACCATTCCAGGGCTGCGAAACTGGTCCATCGACTTGGAATCCGTCTATCTTGCTGGAGATAAAGGCGCTCGCTTCCTAGAGGCATCCTTCTTTGCCGGAAAGCAAGTACACATCAAATTCGAATACCCGGATAAGAGCTATGTGACGGGCTGGGGTTCTGTGACGGAATGCAGTCTTTCCACACCTCATGACGATGTCGCTACTCTTTCTGGCACAATTTCCGGCGACGGCCCATTGAGCGAACTTAAAAAGTCTGATGGGGCGAGTGCTGCCGCAGCAAGTACCAGCGGCAAGTAAAAGCAAGGAGGAATTTGGTAAATGAAGAAGATTGATTTTGAAGTATTCGGCCCCGGTCAGTACCTTTATTTTGACATCGGGCGCCTGATCCAGGTGGAAAGCCTGACCGGTAAGAGTGCCGGAGACATCATCAAGAACCAGGACCTTAATCTGGGCATCCTGACAGCACTTCTTTCTATTGGTCTTCGCCACCACGGAATCAAAAATCCTCAGTGGTATGCCACCAAGATGCAGGAGCTGATTGATGAAGGACATGAGCTTGATGAATTTACGCAGCCTGTAGTAAAGGCTATTGCAGGCTCTGGAATTCTAGGCAAAGAGGTGTATTATGCCGTCTTTCCGGAAGAAGCACCAGCCGGCGAAAAAACAAAAACAAAAAACTGATGGCGGGGCAGCGGGCTGTCCCGTCTTTTCATGAATGGCTGAAATGGGCAGAAGAGGTGGCATATGGAATGCTTGAGCTTCTGCCCACCCAGTTTTATACGCTTTCACCCATGGAACTTGATCGCATGGTTGAGTGTCGTTTTAAGTCAGAGCAGCGGAAGCGGTGGGAAAAAGCCTACTGGATTGCCTGCCTGATGAGCGTTCATACAAAGAAGCCTGTACGAACAGAGAAATTGATGCGTCCATTTATTCCAAAGAAAACAGCTGCCCAGATGACTGCCGAAAGGGATGCCTTCTTCGAGGAATTCAAACAGAAAGGAGCTGAAGAGCATGGCGACAATCGCTGACCTTCTTGTCAAGATCGGGGCAGATACGTCCGATCTAAAAAAAGAACTGAATGCAACCAAGCGTCAGATTAAAAGCGCCTTTGGCCCCGAGGCCTTGGATATCTCGAAGAAGTCCCTTGCTGTGTTAGGAGGAATCGGTGCAGGGCTTATTGCCCTTGGAGCAGCTTCCGTAAAGGCCGGGGCGGGGCTTCAAAGTACCAAAACGGCCTTTGCCAATATGCTGGGAAGCGCGGAAAAGGCACAGCAGTTCTTAGCAGAGATGCAGGCATTTGCCGCGAAAACGCCTTTTGAATTCAATCAGGTATCCCAGGCAGCCCAGAAGTTCATTGCCTTTGGCTTTTCTGTTGAACAGGTCATCCCGACCTTGACTGCAGTTGGGGATGCGGCAGCCGGCGTAGGGCTGGGAGCTGACGGCATCAACCGTATCACGCTTGCTTTGGGACAGATGGCTGCAAAATCCAAGGTGCAGGCCGGCGAAATGATGCAGCTTACGGAAACGGGCATCCCGGCTTGGAAGATGCTGGCTGAGGAGATTGGCGTTTCCGTACCGGAAGCGATGTCAATGGTGTCTAAAGGCGCCATTGATGCCGCAACGGGGATTTCCGCACTTGTGAACGGAATGGAACAAAGCTTCGGCGGCATGATGGATCAGCAAAGCCAGACCATCAGCGGGACCTGGTCCACGCTCATGGATGGAATCGAACAATCCGCGGCTCAGGTGGGGATGCGCATTGCAGAAGCCCTTAATATCACCGGTATCTTCCAGTATTTTGGGGATATGCTGACAAACTTTGCGGCGACGGTACAGGCATCCGGTATTAAAGAAGCGCTTCTTACGGCGATTCCACCGGAATTTCAGCTTGGCATCCTGCTCATTGTGACAACTCTTGTTGGCCTTGCCATTCCTGCTATCGGGCTTTTTGTGACAAAGCTCGCCATGATTGCGGCACCCTTTATTGCCGCTGTTGCAGCGGCTTCTCCGTTTATTGCAGCGGCGCTTGCTGCCGTGACGGCCCTTTATGCACTATGGAAAAGCGGCATCACGGTTCAGGACACGTTGGGGGCCATGGGCATCAAAATGGAAAGTGTAACGAAGACCATTGATTCCCTTCGGGAAATGGTGGGTACGGCGGCTCAATATATTAGTGCAAGCCTCAAGGCTTTGTCTCCTCTTTTTACCCTCGTTGGGGCTGTGATGGCGGCTGCTTTTTATGCGTCGCTTCAGATTATCGGGGTTGTTGTAAATGGCATCCTTAGCTTCATTTCAACGCTCAGCGCTTGCGTGACGTGGATCCTGGACGGCTTCACCTGGCTTGTTTCTGGAATCGAATCTTGCACGGATGAAATTGGAAGTATCCTCTCAGATATGGCAGAGAGCATTCTGCCGTCCTGGGCATCGAGTGCGCTATCCACCATCGCAAACTTCGTAAGTTCTGCAATCAGCTGGCTGACTAATATAATCCAGAAAATCGTCGACACCAATCAGGCGCTTGGTGCAGTCGGAGGAGAGGAAGCAGGTGGGGAAAGCGGGGGAAGCCCAGCTAAAAGAGAATTCAAGCTTCCTGATTTCAGTAACCTTAAAGGCAGTGAAGCACCGGCCATTCCAGCTGGCGGCGGAGGTGCTGCTGGCGGTGGAGGCGGGGGAATGAAAGGCGCCGATCAGCTTGCTAATTCAGCCGCTCAAACCAGTAAAAGTATTGAAGAAGAATGGTTCCGCACCTTTCAGACAAAAAGCGCTCTTGTTGATCGCTGGTACAAAGAAGAAGTCGATGAACTTGAAAAGTCTAAAACGGCAAATGAAAACTATGAGCGAGATAAACAGCGCCTCACTGAACTTTATGCACAGAAGCGGCTCGATGCGTTAAGCCAGGAACAAGCTAAGGAACGGGAGCTTATCAATAAGGCCCGTGACCTTTCCTTTGATTCCATGACTGCCAACTTTACCCTATATGGCAACAAACAGGAACAGGAAATTGCCAAGATGCAGTCTGATATGGAAAAGGCCATGGCATCGATTGAAGATAAGTACGCTAAAATCTCTCAAGACTTCATCAGCCTAACCAATGCTGAAAAAGCGGTATTCCTGAATGCCCTGAAGGAAAAAGGCATCGCTTTTGAGCAACATGGAGTCAATGAAATCTCCTTTGCCCAACAGGTGAACCTTGAAAAGGCCGCCGCCTATAAGAGTGCCCTTGATGAACAAAATGCCTATTATGCCCAGGGTAAGGATATCCAGACGGCCATTGATGAGGCGTACAATCAAAACTCTCTTGCTATGCTTCAGGAAACCCTGACTGCGGAGATGGCGCTTCGACAAAGCAACATCGATGCGGAAAAGGCCCTCATGGATACTTACCAGGAAGCCTATATGAATGCCCACATGGGAACCCTCGAACTTATCGCGGATCTTACCAGTACGGCATTAAGCGGTCTTGAGACAGCCTTTACGGATATCCTCATGGGTGCCAAAAGTGCAAAAGACGCCTTCCAGGATTTGGGAAAGGCCATGCTCAAGGCCATTGCCAACTACTTTTCCCAGATGCTTTCGGGTATGCTGGTTACTGCTCTTTTTGGGGATAAGCTCAATGCAGCAAGTGCAGCAAAAACCGTAGCCCAAGGTACAACGGCGGCAGGAGCCTTGGCTCCAGCAGCCTGGCTGAAACTTGTTATTGATCCTTCAGCCGGCCCTGTTGCAACAAGTTTGCTATCAAGCGGAACGGCGGGCTCTATCGGCATCGGTATGGCGGCTGCGGCAACAAGCAGTGCCGCCAGTGTAGGAAAAGGGGGAGAAGCTCCTCACTACGCAAAGGGCGGCTATTTTACAAGGCCCCTTATCGGTGTTCTTGGTGATGCCGGGGACGAGGTGGCCCTCCCGCTTAACCAGGCTGTGTTTGACAGCATCGCGGAAGGCATCACAAGTTCCAGTGAAACGACGGAAAACAAAGAAATGAACACGACGTTCAATAACTATGGTGATATCAACAATGCCGCCGATCTAAACGATTTGATGGACGGCTTTACAGATGCTGTGCTTTCGGGATTGAGAGGTGCTTAGGATGATGTTTCCAAAAAGGAAAACAGGAGAGACGGGCCTTACCATTACCAAAAACGGGGTGGAATATAAACTGCCCGCTTCCTGGAGCCTAACTGACAGTGGAAGCTATACGTTCCGCAGCAAACTCCAGTCCCGAGCTTTTTCCCACGGCAGTGATGCCGTAGGTGACGGTAAGATAGACGGACGAACGATTCAGGTGGAATTTTCCATGTCCGGTCTAACTGAGCAGGAGCATGACGAAGTCCTGAACGAGGCCTATACCTTTTTCAGCCAAACGGATTACTCCCTCAGGGCAGGACGGGATGACCGAGTTTATCACGTGGCCTGCCTTTCAAAAATAAAACATAAATTTGAGAAGGGCTTTAAACAGCGGTGGAGCATCATCACCATTTCCCTGCTTCTTTCAGATCCCTTTCGCTATGAGGCCCAGGAATCCAAAGTGGTCTTTACCTTTCCGCAGGCGACCGTCCAGGCCGAAATGGTTCTGCATAATCTTGGCAGCGTTGACACACCGCTTACCTTCCGCTTCATCCCTGCGGACCGCATGACGAATGTTACTGTGTGGCATCAAGAAGCGAAGGAAAAGTTCACCTTGGCAGACGCCCTTCTTGTTGCTCCTAAAATCTCGATTGTAAATGGTAAGGAAGGAACAGTCTGGAGAGGCGAGGATAACAGCATCAATGCTTTTACGGGAACTTTCCTCCATGCTAAACCGGGAGGCAATCTCTTTCTTTATACAGGTGGGGCTGGAACCGTTGAAATAACCTATACCAATCGGTGGTTCATTTAAGTGTGTGAAATCGGGCCTCCTGTAGCGGCAGGAGCCTTTTTTATATGATAAACGGCAGACCTCGAGGTCTGCTTTTCTAGGTGGTGAAAATGAGTAATTTCATTTTTAAACGCGGTATGTACGGCAGATGGATCTTTGCCGGGCCTATCGGCGGCAGAGACGGAAAAGGGGACCGGGGAAAGGTTCATGAGTATTACCCAGGACAATTTGTCGTTTACGCCTATAAGAAGGACGGAACGAGAACGGCCATCTTCGGAGGCGGCAGTGAAGCCAATTCCCTGAATGAGTTGAGCTTTGAAATTACAAATACCGGCTGCGGTCAGTGCCAGCTTTCTTTTTACAGACGGCCGGATAATACGCAGCTTGACTATATGCAGCGCATCGATATCCATCTTTATGGGGATCAGAAACCTTGGTACAGCGGCTACATCATCAGCCAACCTATTGAAGGCACGACAGAAACGAAGTTCGTCTACAAAGGGTATGGCTTCTATAATCGCCTGGATAATGTGATGCTCTGGAAAACCTGCGAAAAGATGGATGTGGGCGATATTGTGCGTGATATTGCGCGGCAAGTGGAACGGCAGACCCTTCAGGTTGTCTATAACGATAGCAAGATTCAATCGGTCGGCTACAGTCCCACGAAACTTGTCTTTGACGGAGTAACCGTAAAAGAGGCCCTTAAAACCCTGGCAGACTTTGCCGTGGATTACGTGTACGGCGTAGATGAATTCCGCTGCCTTTATTTCAGAAGACGGGATGCTTCCGTGAACGAAGAGGCACGCCTTACCGTAGGAAAACACCTTGCTTCCTACACGCCTTCCTGGGATGTGTCAAAGCTCGTAAACTGGGCACGGATCAAAGGCGGGAATATAGACGAACAAGGCGAGCAGTGGCTCTGCATAGTAGAAGATAAGGATAGCCAGGGAACCTATGGCGTGCATCAAAAGGTGTGGAATTTGCCTGAAGCCTATAATACGGCTGATGCCCAGCGGTGGGGCATTAACCAAATTCGTCAGTACAAAGCCCCTTTGAAATCCGCCAAGGTAAGCGGCATCAACCTTGAATACCCGTATCCTGATGGCACCTTCAATGTGCGGCATATGTCGACGGAGGGCCTTGCAGAGATTCGGAGGCTCGATGGTAAGACGGATACCTATCCAATCAAAAAGATAAAATACACGGTTTCAGGATCCAGTGGCATCAAAACTGAAATGGAACTTGGGGAACCTCAGTTCTCGGTTGACCGGTATCTTTCTGACATCGAAAGACGGTCAAAAGATATTGAGCAATCCCAGTCTTCTGCAATCAAGCAATGGAAGGGAGGAAAAGGATAATGGCCATTCATGACTATCGATTTGACCCGTTTGAAAACACATTCAACATCAAGAAAATCTTTGATGAGACGCATACAATTCCTAATAACAGCCCCTACACAATCCGTCTTTCTGAGGTGCCTCAGAAAACCTCTCCGACGACCGTTCAGATTAAATTCCAAGACGGTACAATGCTTACCGAGGTTTCGGAGGAACCGACACAGGGACAGTACTGGCCGGATTACCTTACAACAGAACACGGAATCGAAGGGTGGAATACGGGAACCATCAAGTTCTCGGCAGCCGATGCTGGAAAAGTTGTGAAGGTGACCTATAACGGAATGGGAACGCTGACAGATGACCGGCTGGTTGATCAAGTCGAAATTTCTGTCACGTCTAGCACCCAGCCCGACAGGGAAGCTATCGTTATGCGTGTCGCCTCTTGGGATAACACAACATATTCAGGGCCTGTAAAACATGACTTTGAAAAGGAAGTGGGGCATTTAAAGACTCACCGGGGCATACCCGCAGGTACCTATTCCCTGCGTAGGATTTTGCAGGAACTGGTGAATCGTTCCCATACGCAGGAATATACAAGATCCATCATTCGGACCAACTGCAATTGCGACTGCTCGGACGATTCAGGAGGAAATTAAGATGCTTCTCATTGATGAAAATAAAAATATCCAGGTTTCTCAATACGATACTTTTTCCATTCGTTTCCGATTTAGTAACTACAAACTTACGAATGCAGATAAGGTGGTCTTTGCGATTAAGAAAACTACCAATTCTACAGAAGTTGTCTACTCTGACACCTTTTACAATCCGGACAATAATTTCGTCGACGTGGTGGTTCCGAAAGGAGCACTTGATGCCCTGGAACCTGGTTCATACATTTATGACCTTGCCATCATCAACGATCAGACAGAGCAGATTCTGACCTGCTTTTTTACGAAATCTTTCATTATCAAGGGGGTGGCGCACAATGTCTGACAAAGCGAAAACCGCCAATGTGGAAGTGACGCTCGAAGTAAGAAACAACAGTGAAGTCGAGATGGCAGGTATCGTTGACGGCTATGCCGCAGACCAGGCTAGGGCCTATAAGGAAGAAGCCGGGCTTTATGCTGCCGATGCCCTAAACAGCAAGAATATGGCAGAGGCGTGGGCTGCAAGTGATGGGGCGCCAGCTGGCGAAGGATCGCGTTCTTCTAAAACCTGGGCCGATACGGCAAGACAATGGGCCGAAAGTGAAGGAGCGCCGGATGGCATCTCAGAGGCCCGGTCAGCGAAAAGTTGGTGCCAAACGGCGCAAGCCTGGGCCGAAAGTGCTGAGGAGCCAGATGAAATCCGGGGCAGCCACTCAGCAAAAACGTGGGCAGAAGAAGCCAGGGTGAGTGCTGGTAAGGCCTTTGAGTCCGCAAGTGCCTCCCAGATTAGCGCCAAGGCATCAGCTGATAGCGCTGAAGCGGCAGGGAAAGAAAACAGTGCGGCCCAGAATGCAGCTACCCTGGCGAAACAGAGTGCTGATGCGGCCAGCGAAAAACTGGCGCAGATGCAGGCCGATCTTAACTTAAAGGCCAATGTAAATAACGCATTTCTTACTGGGACGCCTTCTGCTCCGACACCAACGGGAACGGCCCAGGAGACACAGATTACCAATGTGGCCTATGTAAAACAGAAAATCGCGGAACTGGTTAACGGCTCGGAGGCTTCTCTCGATACGCTGAAAGAACTGGCAAACGCCCTTGGCAATAATCCACACTTTGCGACAACGGTCATGGAGGCAATCGGGAAAAAGCTGGATGCGACCGCAACAGCGCAGGCTGCCATTAAGGACGAGGCTGGAAACAACATCAAGGAAACCTATGCCACAAAGGCTGAACTTTCTGGTCAGGCTGGTGTTTTGTCCGTAGTTGCCACAACGGGAAGCTACAGTGACCTTCTCGATAAACCTGCCATTCCGTCAGCAACCTCTCAGATTGAAAATGATAGCCGCTTTGTTTCTACCGATTCTGACGGAAATCTCGTCCTTTCAGGGACGATTACGGCAGCGAAAGTTTATAACGCTGTCTATAACGACTACGCAGAATTCTTTCCTCGCGGCGGTGATTCCCAGCGTGGGGATATCATCGCCCTTGATGAATCCGTTTCTTATGAAAGATATGTCAGGGCTACGGAGAATTCCAGGTGTGTTGTTGGCGTTCATACAGAGGAATTTGCCCAGATCATAGGCGGGAAATCCCTTGAACCATCCGATGATATCCTAAAGGAAAATCTTCCAAACTATATCCCGATTGCCCTTGCGGGAAGGGTTCATGTAAGGATGTACGGAAAGGCGGAAAAGGGCGGCTGGGTCATCCCCAGTGAAATGCCTGGTGTCGGTCGCATGGCCATGGATGGGGAGGACATCTCTCAATCAGTAGGGCAGATTGTAAAAGCAGATGCTGCGCAAAACGTAAGGCTTGTAAAAATTTTGGTAAGGAGCGGAAGATGAAATATTTTAGAAGAACCGTGAATACGGTATTTATCATGCTGGGAAATTCGTGCAATATGAATTGCGCTTACTGTCTCCAGCACCCTCTCGTTCATGAACCCTTGGCGGCACAAATAAACCCTGAAATCTACGACTTCCTTGAAGAGCTTTCAGTGGAAAGCCTGCAGCCAATTCACCTGCAATTTTACGGTGGAGAGCCGCTTCTTTACTTTGATGCGATTAAAGAAGTCGTTCTGGAAATGGAAAAACGAAAACTCGAGATGACCTTGGGTGTCATCTCAAATGGAAGAGCACTGACGGACGAAATGGTCCGTTTTTTTAATTCCCACCATTTCTCCGTATGCATCTCGTGGGATGGGTCTCATGTGAAGGAAACCCGGGGCTATGACGTGTTTTCAAATCCTGAAACAAGAGAGCGGATTCTTGCCATCGAGCAGCTTTGTTTATCCGGTGTCATTTCGGCAAAGGCCTATCCTAAAGAAATCCTTGATGCGTTCCAGGAAATCTCAAATGAATACAACGAAATCCATGGCTATCAAGTTGCCATCAATCTCGATGAGATCATGGATACGGGCCTTCCTGACAGAACGCTCCTTGAAATTGACTATAAGAGGGTGGAGCAGGAAATTAGGGAGATGACCCTGTGTTTTCTTGAACATCTGGACAAGACTGTTCTTCCGCAGGAGTATACCAAGTTTGGCTATATCAGCCAACTGTTTGGCGCTTTGAAGCATTTCTATTTGGACTGTGACGGAAAGTGGGAGAGCAGCACTGTGCAGTGTGGAAACGGGCTCAGCACATTGAATCTTGACCTTGCGGGAAACCTGTACCCCTGCCATAACACGTCCTGCAAGGCAGGGACGATTCATGATGGGTACTTTGCCTATCTGCAGAAAATCCTTTCTGGGGATCACACCCGGGAATACCGAAAGGGATGCCTTTCCTGTCCTGCGCTTTTTTTCTGCAAAGGGGGCTGTAAGCTCGTCGGGAAAAAGGCTCGTGAAGAAACGTACTGCAAGCTGAAACAAGCGGTCTTTACTCCGGTTGTTTTGACAGTCCAGGAGTATGGGCAGGCGATATTGGAGAAACATCATGGCTAACAACGGAACAATCGAAAAGACGGTTTTTACCGATGGGGCAGGGCTTTCAGGTGAAGATGAGGTTCTTGTTAAAGCTATCCACGTATCGGAGCTTCAGGAAGCGCTCAGAAAACTGAATGACTACGTCCAAAATGTCGATAATTGTGGGAACTGCGCATTCTGCCAGGTTTGCCAGAGATGTCAGACCTGCCAGAAATGCCAAAGCAGTAAGTGCCAGTCCATATCCTGCCAATCTTGTCAGAGCATCAAACAGTGCAGCCATAGAAACTGCAAATGCCAGACCAGAGGGCAGTGTGACTGCAATTGCAATTGCAGGAGTGACTGCGACTGTTCAGATGATTCCTGAAACAGCTGGGTGGTGATCAGATGGCATATAAAAATGAGATAGTAATGGAAAAGGACGTCGCTGATATCCAAACCGGGCTGGAGGAACTCTCGAAGAAAAGCAAGGTGGAGGTTGAGCTATCATCTTGTGATTTCACAAAGATTCACAAAATCAATGTAGCGACCTTGACTCTTGCAATCCATCATCTTGAGGAAAGTTTCTCAAATAACTGTTGCCAGGCTAACTGCTGCCAAACCTGTCAAACCTGTCAGGGGTGCCAGAAGTGCCAAACCTGTCAAGGTTGCCAGACCTGCCAGAAATGTCAGGGATGCCAGACGTGTCAGAAATGCCAGTATTACATGATGGTAAACTGCAACTGCGATTGTAGTGATGATAACTAAGAAAGGAGTCCATTATGGTTATTGTAAAAGGTCTTGTCCTTACGGCTGAAGGGCCAATCCCAGTGGAAAAACTTGAAGTGGGGATGCTCGTCATTGACCGGGGCCATCGGGCAAGAAAGCTCACAAAGATTGAAAAGGTGCATCTCCATCAGACCCTTCACTTTGAAAGAAATAAAAATCTCGTCGTGGCCGGCAACAGTGTGCTTTTTACTGTCACGGGAATGAGAAGCGCCATCACGTTAAAGAACGTGAAGAAGGCCAAGGAGGGGCGAATTCAGATGCTCCTTGATGCAAATAAGCTTCAGGACGATACCATGAAAATCAAAAAAGAAGAAGCTACCGGCTATCGGCTTTTCATTGAGGGCGGCAGTGATGTCATGGTAAATGGATATAACGTTACCGACAGGGAGGTGGAATGATGCTTAAGATTTTGTATAATGAAGAATCCAACGCAGATCATGTAGTTCATTTGACCATCAGAGGAAACTACTGCAAGGCTGAATGCACAAGCGCTATCGATGGCCTGAAAGGCATAGATGCAATCGAAAGCATGAGACCCTATAGTTCCTATACGCTGACGGAAAGCAATGGCACAATCAAATCTTTTCGTCGTCCCATGCAATCTGACTACAGGTGGCTTGACCTTAACCGCCTTGGAGTTTCTGTAAAACTCGACTTTGGAATCCTGACCCAGCTTTATGGAAACCATACAATCCTCAGCGTAGATACGGGTGTGATTGCAGATGGTGAGCGGGATATCATCGTAAGGCTGTTCAACGGGAAAAAGGAAAATTTGACGGTTGAAGCCGATCAGGAATTTGAGCTTGTTCCTTTTAGCAGCGAAGCCCTGATACTGGGAGACCATCCTCGCATGAAACTTTGGGACAGCTACGCACTCCAGTCAAATGACCGTGAACTTATGGCGAACCGGAAAGGATTCCTGGTGGCAGGGGATTCCGGTGACCCCTTTGTGCCAGAAGAAGGCCATGACTACATTGACTTTACCATTCAAAAGTACAAGGGAGACTTTTCGACCGGAGAAAAGCTGACCCGTGAAATTGATGACGAGGAGGTTCTCGTTGAATCCTCTGCAGGCATTGTGAACAATAGGCGAGTGAAGCTTGACCATGGTGTAGGTCATTTTCATCTTTACCCGCTTGGGTATGCCGGGGCTTTAAAAATTAAGCTTGGTCGAAAGTGGTATGAGGTATGGAATGACTATTTTATCTATATCGGGAGCCAAGACGAAAATGAATAAAATCAGGCGTAAAAATCTGGTTAATCAGCTTAATTTGCAGGAAAAGAGAAAGGTGACAATCTATCTTGGCAGCAAGTGCAATCTTTCATGTGCTTATTGTCATCGGGAACCTTCAGGAGATGAAAGTAGTATCTCTCCAGAGTTTCTGAAGGAACTTCAGGAGAATCCACCGATGGAAGTCAAGTTTATGGGCGGAGAACCCTTGCTCTACGTGAATGAAATCAAGAAAGTGGTAGAGGCGCTTCCTAATGCCAGATTTTCCATCAGCACAAACGGAATGGGTATTGAGAAGCATCTGGATTATTTCAGGAAGCACGATTTTCTAATTTGCATAAGCTATGACGGGGCTGAAAAGGATCTCAGAGGTTTTGACCCTTTCACGGCCCTTTTTGATTACCCCAATCTGGCGGTGTCGACAACGCTTTATCATGGCAACACAGATCTCGATTCCATCCTGAAAAAGTTCAGGGAAAAAGAAAAAATTATTGGACGCAGACTTTCCCTATTCCCGCATCTTATCCATGTGACGAACGAGGAAAACCGGAAGTTTGCTCTGACGGAGGAGGACTACGATTCCATCTTTTCTCAATACAAAACCTGTGTCAGACGATACCTTTCGAGCTACTTGCGTTTTGGAATCGAGGACCTACGCTACCAGGGGATTTTTATGATGCTGGTAAGAAGGCTGGATGCCCATTATTCGTATGGCGAGACCTACTGCAGCAATGCGCTGCTCGAAAAGCGAGATTGGAAGGGCAGGCGCTATCCCTGCCTTTATATCAGGCAGGATGAACTGGGGGAGGACTGGCTTCAAAAACAGCAGGCCCTCATTGATGACATCTGTCCAGGCTGCAGGAATTGCCCTGTTTATGATATGTGCGGTAGTGCCTGCATCGTAAGCAAAAAACATTCTTTGGAGTGCGCCTTTTATAAAAAACTCTACGCTTGGTTCAAACAGGAGCATAAGAACTTTCTTGAGGAAGTGAAGAACAGCTATGAATTCCATCTTCATCTTTACGAACGCAATCCATCAAGCGGACTGGATCCGATTTGACCTGGAAGGCGATTTCTTGACTTTTTGGTGCAACTCCCAGAAGGTGGCCTTTGACCTCCGGGCTTTGCAGACGGGTTCTTCAACGGTCATCTTGAAGAACCCACGAACCGGCAGCGTCTATCCTCTTTTTAATTACAGGGAAATCCTTCAGATGGTGGATATGGAGCCACAGGAGTTTCTGCAATCTCTTCAGATAAACGCTTATGTGCAGATTGATAAATCAGGGGATGATACGTTTATCAAAGTGTTTCTGCCTGTAGAGCAGGACGAGCTTGAAAGCAGGACCCATAATTTTTCAAAGTTCCCTCATGTGACTATGGCTGACCTTCACAAACTGGACCGGCTCTTTAGCTGGAGCATCAGCAAAATTGATTTCAATATTTGCCGGGGAAGAATAGAGGGAACGCTGTATTTCAACTGTTCTTCCTTCTGGAAGGAACCTGTCTTCGTAAATCATGCAGGTCAATCCCAGGAGCTGAAGCAGGGAAAGAATTTCTTTTCCTTTTCATGGAGTCCAACAGAAGATCTCTACTGCGGGGCTATAAAGGGGCGGTATAAAGGTCGAGCGCTCCATGTTGTCCGACACTATCCATAAGGAGGAAATAATCTCATGATGGTAAATGCTTACACATTCATCAATGCTGTCATCAGCGTTCTTGCTGTTTTTGGGTGCTGGCTCATCCTGCGTCCCCAGAAAATTGAGAACATGGCGCTGCATAAAAGCATTGATAACAACACGAAAGCCCTGGAAGATTTGACGGGCCTCATCAACGAAATGCGGGTGGCACAGGCGGGAATCGAAACAAACATCGATAACCTCTGGCACCGTTACAAGGATTTGAAAGATGAAGTTGACAAGCTGAACAATCATATCGGAATGGGGAATCCGCCATGTTTGAAAAAATAAGGAACGGATTCTTTAAAGAGCTCGCCAATGCCAAGACAAGGCTTATGCAGTTCCAGCAGCCCATCAAATACTTGATTCTTGGCTATCTCGCGATTGTGTTCATCTTTGTGGTTTCATACTATGGATTCTGGTTTTACCTGAGTATTACTGAAAAAATTCAACTGCCTGATCTCCTTGCGATGATCAAGGAACTTGTGGGGCCGGCAATGGTGGGGTTCATCTCCTTCATTGCCGGCTGTTTTGTTGACCTGAACGGGAATGGCATTCCCGACACTTTTGAAAAGGGGGAAAAGAAATAATGAAAGTTTTTATTAACCCAGGCCATGACCTGGAGTATGACAGTGGCGCCGTTCATCGTGACGATGCGGGAAACGTTGATCTTCGTGAATGCGATGTGGCCGCCGATATTGGAGAACGGGTAAAGGGCTATCTTGAAGCCGCAGGCTGTGAAGTGAAGATGCTCCAGTCTGACAATCTTTGCCATGATAGTGATTACTATGACCGTCCTGTTGCCGTGTGTGATGAAGCCAATGACTGGTCTGCTGATATTTTCGTCAGCCTCCATTGCAATGCGGCAAACACTCAGGCAAGAGGAACCGAAACCTGGTGCTATTCCGATTTTGGACAAGGTGCTCTGCTTGCCGAGAAGATCCAAGACCAAATTGTAAAAAGTGTACCCACCATCGACAGAGGCGTTAAGGTAAATCCAGGACTTATGGTGCTCAAACATACGGATATGCCATCCGTCCTTGTTGAAACCGCCTTTATTGATAACGATGTGGATGCGCAGCTTCTTGTAGAAAAAAGCGATCAAATTGCGGCGGCAATCGCAAGAGGCGTGACGGATTATTTTTGTGCGCAGAGGTAAATTTGGATGGAAACGCTAAAGTATATCCTGGAATCCCTGAAATTGGATGATTCCTTTCTTTTGGGGCTGGTTTTGGGAGTAATTCTGAGAGAAGCCCTCATTTCTTTACTTCTCTAAAAAAATACACCCTAGGATCCTTTGAGAATAGTTTTCTCTAAAAGCACGACACTTGAGCCGTGTAAAACAAAAATGCCGTTAAAATCGGATTTTGTGGGTTATGGGAGCATTTTGAAATTTTGACGAATTGAAGAGAAAGAAGGTGGCGATTATTGAGGAAAAACGCTTGTATCTTGCTTATCTTATTGGCGCTGTTCTCGTTCTTACCTTCGGTTTCCTATGCTTCCGAATCCTATGTCATCGCGGAAGCGGAACTGATCCAACTCGAGAACAACTTAGACAGATTGAAAGCCATCAACAACAGGTTACAAAAGGAATCCAATCTGCAGAAGAAACGAATGACGGAATTGGAGACGCAATTGACCGAGGCGCAGAACGAATTGAAAAAAGCAAAGGAACAATCCAATCTGCTAAGGAGTCAATTGAAAGAACTGGAGATGACCTCGACGAGGCAGGAAGAATCATTGAAGAATGCCAACGCATACTTAGAAATGTGCGAGAAAGAAAACAATAGAACAAAGCGTAGATTAAAGGCGCAGCGCAATATGGCTTATACACTTAGCGCGGCACTCATCTACGCATATATACGGAAATAACTAAAGCCATGGCGCGGAAATTTGAATTCCTGCCATGGCTTATTTTGGTTCTTTGTCAAATTTTGGGGTGCTAAAGTGTCTATGCACTCCTGGAGAGGACATGCACTGAGGACAGTGCGAGTCCTTTTTCGTTGCGTGTGTTAATGTACAAAATCCTATTACGAAAGCGCTCAAAATTGCAGGGATAGATAAGAGCACTCTTGATCTCTTCGTCCCAGTAGGTAAAGGACTTAACCAGAGAGTTCATTTCCGGTAAATCAGCGCTTTTTACCAGGTCTATCCATGTTGAAAGTGCTAAAGAAATGTTGGCATTATCTTTGAATCGAAGCACCTTGGAAAATGCGTATGTTAGTGCGTAAGCACATCTTAGACGAGGAGAACAGTGAAGGATCCCCTCCCGCTTTATAAGCTCTTCTTCGGTTAATTTCTCATATGGTTTCGTTAAGATTGTCTTGTTGGACTTAACCATTCGGCTATGGTGACAAAGGCGCTTTTGCTCTGCCTTGTAAGCGCGCTCCATGGCCCATTGGACTAAGCGGATCATATGAAAACGGTCTGCCACGATGTGCGCCTTAGGGAAGATCGTTTTTATGACTGAACGAAACTGCATAGACATGTCCATTGTGACAAATTCTACTTTTCGTCGTTCACTCATTGGGAATTGATAGAAATACTGGAGCAGAGCCGGTGTGGTTCGTGCCGGAAGAACGTCCAGTATACGCTTGTTTTCAGAGTCAGTGATGATGACTTGGTACTTCTGACCCGCGGCATTTCCTTTACATTCATCGATGGAAAGCACGCGGGG